AGTAGCTTGTGAAATAACTTGTTTAGTACCAGTGTCAATGCTTCGAAGAGCACTAGGAAATCCTATTGTATTTAATATTCTTGATACTCTATCAGATGAAAGCTCTTGACTATCAACATATCCAAGTCTTGTTGTTTGACCAAGTTCAGAAAATCCAGCTCTACCGATTCTCCAACCTACTGATTGAAGTGTCTGATTTTGAAATAATCTAAAAGCATCAATTGCAGTGAATGTCACTATCGAGTCTGCTCCTTCAGCAATAAATTTGACTGGAACTGTATCTAAAAATCCCCTAAATAAAACATAAGTTGTAGAGTCATAAGTTGCAGATACTTTGACTTGCTTAAGTGGGGTAATCTTTGTTCTGTTATTTGTTGCATCAAAAAAATGAGTTGTCTGACTAGGATTAAATCTATTGTCTTGATTTGAAACTGCAAAAGACAAATTACCAGCTCTGAAATCTCCAAGTTCATGTGCCCTACCACGACTTATACTGAAAAATCTTACAAATTCACTTATGTCTGTAAAAGATTGGCTAGAACTAAATGGGTCAGAATCAAAAGCAACTTCAACTGTAATATCGACATTAGAATCAAAACTTGCAGACATTAAGAAACTATCCTTTGTCCATTCCTTTGTGCTCTATTTACAGCTTCTATAATATCTAATGCTTGTTGATTAGCATTCTTTCCTTCCACTGTAATGTTCTGATTTATTACTACTGCTCCCATTCTTTGAAGATTACCCATTCCTTCGCCAGTGACTCCACTTCCACTTAATGCACCTACTGGTCTTACTATCTCTCCAGTCACAGTTTCCCCAGATGTGTCAGTTTTAGTTGAACCACCACCAGCAGAATCAAAAGCAATATCTTTACCAGCTTTTATATTTGTAGCCATATCAATCAAGTCTTGAAGTTTCATTCCAGTGGATTCAACAAGCACTGATAAAGCATCATCAAAATCTCCAAGAGCTGTTAAATCTTTTAGAGCTGTATCTAAATCATTTTTAGCCATTGCAATCTCTAATAAGTTCTCTGGAGTTTTAGCAGTCACTTCATTTAATTCTTTTTGAGCTTCTATTAGTTTTTCTTCTGCTTTAGTTAAATTATTTAAAGCTCTTTCTTCTTCTTCGATTGCTCTTTCTAATTCTCTTTGTGCTGATAATTGTTCTTGTGTTGCACCAGTAGATTTTTCTTGTAAGTCTATAACTTTCTGTTTAGCGATAGCTAATTGAAGCTCCATTTGTCTTGAGCCATCTTGTGTATCTGTAAGTTTTTGAACAGCTTGTTCAGCCCTTAATATAGCTAGTTCTTCTTCCAGTGTGACTTTAACTGCATCATCTTTGGCTTGTTTTAAATTTTGTTCAGCTACATTGACTGCAAGAGATGCCTTTTCTAAATTCTTTTGTGCAACAGTGACTTTCTTTGATGCATCATCTCTATCTTCTTCTGCATCTTTTATTCTTTCTTCAATATCTTTAAGTTTATTTTGTGCTTGAAGCACTGCATCAAGAGCTGGTAAGAAGTTTTTCTTAAGGTTCTCAGCTCTTTCTTTATCTGCTTCAACTACTTCCCTAGATGATTCAGCTTCTTCTCTATTTGCTCGAGCTTTAGCAATAGCACTGTCAGTCACAGCATCATAACTTGGAACTAGATTTCTATTACCCCTTTCAAGTCCTCGTGTTGCATCTATTGCTTTCTCAGTTGCAGTTCTATTATCAACAAGATTAGTTGTGGCTTCGAACAATGCTTGTGAGTAAGGATTATAGACATGAGTATTCTCTTGAATTACTTGACCAGCTATAACTAGCTCTCTTGCAGATTTTTTAACAGCATCTTCTTGCTCTTTACTTTCCTTAATAAAATCAGAAGTCTTTGTAATTATCTTTGTTATGAATCCAACAACAGCGGATAAAGCTGGTGCAATAGTATCTCCTATTAAGATTCCAAGTTCTGAGAATGCATTATTCATTAAATCTATCTGGGCTTTCAAAGAACCCATCTGATTTTCTGCAACATCAGCAGTAGTACCACCAGAATCAGATAATGCTTGTTCGTAAGCTCTTATTTCATCTCCAGCACCAGATAATATCTTAACTGCATCAGCAACACCACGATTCAAACCTAACTGGTCTAATGTAGATGCTTTCAATTCATCTGACATTGGTGCTAATACAGCATCAAGTTCTTCGATTAAGTCAGCAACATTCTTAAGATTGCCTTCTGTATCAAACATATTAAGACCTAGTTTTGCAAACTCTTCACTATTTTTTGCAGTTGCTCTTGGTATATCTCTTAAGAGCTGGTTAAGTTTTTCTCCAGCTTCAGCTCCTTTAACACCTCTATCTGCAAAAGCTGATAAGACTGCAACACCTTCTTCGATACCTTTGTTAGCTACTTTCAAAGCAGAACCAGCTTTATTTGTAAGTGCTTCAGAGAATTGTTGTACAGATGCATTTGCTAATGTGTTAGCTTTTACAAGAACATCAGTCACTCTTGTAAGATTGTCTAAGTTCTGTTGTGCATCATCAACAGTCATTCCTAATGCAGACTGAGCATCAGTAGCTAAGTCAGTAGCAGTAGCCATATCAAACATACCAGCTTGTGCGAACTTAGCGACTTGTGGTAGAGCTGATATAGACTGCTCTGCATTTAAACCAGCAGATGCTAAGAAGAAAAATGCTTCTGCGGATTGTTCAGCTGATATTCTTGTTGCTCTTGATACTGCAAGAGCTTGTTCTTCCATTGCTTTTTGTTGCTCAACAGTAGTGTCCATGATTGCAAGAGACTGAGTCATCTTGTCATTGAATGATATAAACTCTTGAGTCGCCTTAGTCATTCCTTTGACTAAAGCTACACCGATAGCGACACCAGCTACTTTTCCAGCAGTAGCTAGTTTGCCCATCATCTTTCCAGATTTGTCAGCAGAGCCACCTAATTTATTTAATTGATTTTTAGCTAGTTCTGCACCTTTAGTGACTATCTGAATTGCTATGTCTGCTATCGCCATTATCTTTGCCTATTCTTCTTTGCTTCAGCTTCAGCTAAAGCTCTTGCTTTATTTATTTCTCCAGTTTCCCATTTATAAAATGCAATCCATTGATTGTATTCCATTGAGCTCATTGTAGTCATAAGCTCCCCAACAGTCATGCTTAGTTCTCTAGCAAGTTTAAATCTAAATGTTAAATCTAAATCAGTCTCAAAATTGCTCTGCTTCCGCAGAACCCCCAACACCATTTAGTTCATTTATTTTTAAGAAAATCTTATCAATTACTTTTGAATCTTTTTCATAAAGCTGGTCAATAAGCTCATCATCAAGTTCTGGTTCTATTACACAAACCTTCAATAGTTCTCTCTGGTAATCAAAAGCATCAGCATCATCATTGTTGAGCATCTTGCCCAAATGAACTTGCATAGCTTTGTTTATTCCACGAATCTTTACAGAGAATCCCCATTCTTCCAGTTCAATTTCTTCTTCTGGAACTGAAGGTAAGTTCTTAATATCATCAGCAGATAATCGTTTCATGTATCTCCCTTCTATCTTTTATTTAATTGTTATTAGTGAGTACCTCTTGTGACTGCACCAGAAACTTGTAAATCACAGCTGTACGCTACCGCATCTCCTACTGGAGAACTCAATGCATAATTTGTAAGTATGCATTCGCCAGTATATTTGATTTTTCCAGAAGCAGTTCCTTCTGGGCTATATTCAAAAGAGAGAGTAGCACTTTGACCTATGACTGCTCCGAATATTGCATCAGCAGTAGCATCAAAAAATCCGCTGAGACTAAAATTTGAATCGGTAAGACCGACCAAATATGTTTTCGCAGATGCACCTAGAACGCTTGTCTCAGCTACATCAGCTGTCTCTGGAAAATCAACATTATTAACAAAAGCACTTATGTCAGTTAATGAACCAGATGCATTATCTAATTTAAAAACTGAATTTTTACCATGTACAAACGCCATTTATTCCTTCTCCTTAATTATTTCTTCCAAATCCCACAATAGCATTTATTGTAGGAGTTGAAGACCCACCAATCGTATTATGCACTCTTACATACCTATTGATTGTTGTACCTTCATCTATTTTCTTAATTTCACTCGTAGCACCAGTAGCTTGAGTAAATGTGATTAAGTCTGCATAAGTCACATTATCAGCACTATGCTGAATCTTTATATCTCCAGTTGGAGAAGTTCCACTTACACTTGTCACAATTAGAAATGCACCACCACCGCCAGTCGAACTCGCTGAGTTGTCATTAGCAGTGCCCTGCACTCCAGTAGTTGTATAAGCACCAGCATTTAAAACAAGACCTATTGTGACTCCATTATCTGCTTGAGCATCTAATGAAGTTGCAACGACATCTCCTACTGGGCTTGATACACCATAATTGGTAAAGTTAGCTGAACCAAACTGGGTTCTATCTCCAGTATCTAGTCCATCAATACCAACAACTAAATCGAAGTCTGTACCATTTTTGAGTAATGGTTGTACAATACCATCAGCAGTTGCATCAAAAAATCCAGCAAGAGAAATCGTTCCATCATCTTCTCCCGATATATATGTTTTAGCTCCAGAAGAACCAAAATTTGTAGTTTCAGCTACATCAGCTGTTTTTGTGACATCTACATTATTTAAGTATGAACTAAATTCTGTTGCATCTATAAATATCTTTGTGCCTTTACCATGTACAAAAGCCATTATCTTTTACCACTACCCCTTCTTCTTCTTCGCCTTCTTCTTGAACCACTTCGGCCTCCGCCATAACCCATACCTTTAGGCATTATTCCTCTTCCTTCTTTACCCACGCCTCATTCTCTGGAGTCGCTGGGTCATCAGCAACAAAATGACCTTTATCATTTCTTGCTCTTTCCATATCTTTCTCATCAATCACTATACCCTGTTCAAGCAACCATTTGAATGATTTACCCAAATCTTGTTTAGTGACTTTCTTACCAGCTTCAAATCGTTTTTTACCAACATCAATTCCGCTCATTACTATATAACTCATGCTATTACCTCAATCATAAATTCGACTCCTAAATAGTCTATGTTGTTTATAGTATAGACTCCATAGTTGTCTGCTTCTACTACTCTAACAGATTGTGCTTGACCGCCCAATGTTATGTCAGATTCTACTTGTGCTTTAACTGAACTTGACCCAGATGATGCAAGAAAAGCATCTAAAGTATCTTGTGAATCTTGAGCATCAATTCTGCTTACATATAGAAATACTGGAATGTTGTAAGTGTCTGCACCACGAGCCATTGTTGAATCGTACTCTAATGTATCTACAACTCCTACCACTGCTGTTGGTGGCTCAATAGAATCTGGAACAAATCCAAATACTGTTAATGAAGATATGTTTTCTAAATTAGTTGCTATACCAGACCTAATCGAAGATAAGTTAGCCATTATATTTTTCCTTTCCTACCTTTCTTAAATTGTCTTTCAATTTGTTTTGTTGCTAATGATAGTAATACTTTTCTTTCTGGAGCAGAATCTCTAAACCCCATTTTTAAGAATGGAACAATAGGAGTTCCTTTTTGGGCAATAGAATAAGCAACTGCATAAGGATTCATACCATGTCGCTTTGCCCAACCAGTAAGTGCTTTGACTGGTGGAAAGTGGGGTCTAGTTCTATTGAATGGCTTTGTCATTCTAAATTTTTTATTTGGGTCTCCATGAACGAATGATGAATGTTTTGCTGATGCATAAACTAATACTTTGTTTGGTATTCTTCCAGTATTTTTTACTCTTGTATATTTAATACTTCTTCGAAGAGCACCAGTATCGACTGGAGCATGAAGTTTTGATTTTTCTTTTATTATCTTTCCAGTTCCATTCAAGTAGTTTCTTAATGGTTTCATTAATAAATTGTTTGCTTTGAGTCTTTTCCTTAAACTCTCGACTCCAGTGACTTTGAATTGAATATCAGTTGAAGCCATTAGAGTCTATTCTTTATATAACCCTTTATGAGTTCTCTAGCATCTGGGTCAAACTTGTTAAAGAGTTCTATTTGACCAGTTTGTTCATTACCTAAAATATTAAATGGTGCATCTTTTCTTTTGAATAATCTGAGAGCTTGTATCAGACATGCTTGTTTTACAGCTTTTGGAACTGCACTATATCCAAACTGAGCTGTAATCTGAACATTCTTTACGATTGTTGGGTCGAATCTTTCAGAACTTCTGGTATCTAGTATTGCTATTTCTGTTATTGGAGCAAACTCTTCTCCATCAACTTGGTTTCCAGCATCAAGTGGCTTCAGATAAAAGTCTGTATTTACTGTTAGTGTCTTGTCATAAGAACCATCATCAGTTGTATCTAGCTTTACAACCAAACCACTTGGGCTAGATATGTCTGGTACTTGTAGAAATAGAACATTGTCTGGAGTAAAAGTCTTAACTTCAGAACTTGTCTGATAAAAGAATCTTCCAGTTATCGCATCTATTTGCCTACTAGCACCATTAATAGCATTCTCTAAGTTGGTATCTTGACCAGAACCACTCAACCCAATATAAGTTTTTAACTCGGCTAAAGTAGCATATCCATTTACTACCGCCATTGAGTATTACTTTCCTTTATTTTCTTTAGGAGCTTTTGCTTTTGTCTCTACCATGTTTAATGCTTTGTATTCTGCATCAGACATTTCTTGACCTTTTCTTCCAATGAGCTTACCTTTTGCCCAACCTTTTGGAAGTCCGCCAGTAGTTTCTTTGCATTCTCCTGCTTCATTCATATAAATATCTTTTTTTAAAATCATTTTTTCCTCTCTGACTAATGAGCCACCATACGAATGATGGCTCATAATAGTCAAATCTAATCTCTTAGATGTTTGTTATGGAACAGAATGCAGTTGGTCTATAAACTGGGAATCCCAATCTGACTGTTGCTTTCATAACCATAATATCTTTTACAAAGTTCTCATCATGTGAATCAGACATAGCAACTTCCATACCCTGTCTTGCGACAATATGACATGCTTGTCCGCCACCGAATACACCAACTATTGCAGTTCCAGCTGGTCTTGTTGTATCAAGAACTACTGGTAATCCCCAA